TCATCCTCCCCCTCCATCGACGTCTCCAGCTCCTGCGTAATCGTCTTAATCGCCCGCCTCGACGCATAATAGCGCGCCTGCTTCATCGTCTGTTCGTACGCCTGCGACCGGCTGAATTTTCCCCCGTCCGTGTCAAAATCATAATTCGCCGCCATATCAGCCGCCTTCTCCTGCCAGATCGCCGCCGCTGCCGCATTCAAACAATAGGTCGCGATCCAATCCGGGTTCTCCTCCAGAGTCCCCGGATCAGACTCGCTCTCAATCCACGGCCCTTCACCGCGCGCATCCTCTAGCGGATAACGTTCGATATACTCAGCCAAATCCTCATCGGAATATGTCTCAGAATCCACCTCGCCCGTCATCCGCCTCAGTCGTTCTACCTGCGCATCAGTTGCAGCCATAATCCTAGTTCACCCGGATATACGACACAAACAACCGTCCCACAAAATCAACCGTGCTTGCCGAACCGGTCGCCGTAATGTACTCGTCTACTGCCCACACCTGCGCCGCGCCCTTAGCCGCCAACGCCGTCATTCCGTGGTACGCCAACCCAGTCACCGCGCCATTAACCGCCAGCGCGTTGATCATATCCGTATCCGATGTCGTCGCGTCTGCCGCGATACCAACGCTCAGGTTTGCCGCCCCAGTTGATGGCGTATCGATATAGATTTTTACATCCACAATAATCAATGGTACGCCCTCTGGATTCAACACAGCCGCCACCTCGCCCCCCGCAAACAGCAGCGCTCCCGTCAAAGGTATTTCCAAACACCCACTTGCATAAGTCATCTCAACCTCCTCATTATCCCTTGCGAGGGTTTCTCTTCACCCTCGCAAGGCTAGTCATTCCGTCTTTCCGTGTCTTTCCGTGTTATTCCGTGGCTAATCATCCGCGTAATCTGTGCAATCTGTGTCCCATCTTCCCATTCGCGTCCTTCGCGTCCATTCGCGGTTAAACTTCTTCCCATCCGCGCAATCTGCGTCATCCGCGTAATCTGCGGTTCAGACATCTTTTCTTCCGTGTCTTTCCGTGTTATTCCGTGGCTAATCATCCGCATAATCCGCGGTTCAGACATCATCACGTCGTCGCCATCTCAACTGCCACGCCAGACAGATCCGCCCCAGTCACCGCGCCCATATTGCCCATCAGCACGCCCCGATCGTTCGCATCCCAAGTCGCTGCTCCATAACCCATGCAGTTCATCAGGAATATCCGCGCCGGTCTGTTTGCCGCAATTGCCGGAATCGCAAAGCCCGCTGTCATCTCGTAGTTTGCCTTATTCGTGTTCGTGAACAGGCAGTTCTTGAAAATCGTATAACGATCGAAGCCCGTTGCGTCTGCAATCTCCACCCAGATCGCCCCCGCGTTCCCCGCATACATACTCACATGACAATCCTCGAACACATTCCGTTGTGCGACTGTATCGAACAGAATCCCAGCCATGCCGGTTGCCGCCGCAATCGTATCCACGCCTATCGTGCAGTGCTTGAACATATTCTCCTCAGCGCCGTCCAGCTTCAAACTTGCCCCGCCGTTCACCGCCTGCGTCGCATGTCCGCCGCCCGCAAAATGCACGTTCTCGAAGTAGTTCCTGCCGCCCGTCACGCTCACATTGATCAGACTGGTCGCATCCGCCACTCCCTGGAAGATATAGAAATCCTTGAAAATGCAACCGCTCGCTGAAATCGTCAGCAGCGGAGATGCCCCAGTCAAAGTCGATAACTGAAAAATCCTCGCTCTCTGAGCCGCATGTGTCGGCGCGCACATCCCCACCAGGTGCGTATAATTCTTCGACCAGTCCAACGCCACGCTCAATGTGTTCCCGCTCGACCCCGCCAGCAGCAACACCACATCATGCTGGTTCGCCGTGCATTTGTCGAACGCCGCCGCGATCGTCGCCAGTGGCTTCTTATAACTCGTGCCCGGATAGCTATCCGAGCCATTTGCCGCATCCACGATATAAACATTCGAGTTCGGCCCCCTCGGAATGCCCGTGATCGCCAAATACTCATCAATTGCCCTTGGAAATAAACCCATCTCATACCTCCTTTATGCGCTCAAATAAGCGAACGGGAACCGGCTCGCTGCAGTTTCTTGCATCCGGTTGATCGGATTCGGCAGCGCAAAGCCCAATCGCATCACTGCTCGCAGTGCAATCATGTCTTGCTGCGCCAGGTTGTAGACAATGTTTCCGCCCGCATCCTGAATAACAGCCTCAGTCAATATCTTATAGGTGATATCCTGTCGCATGGCAAATACCAACTGGTTCCATTGACCAGAAATGGCATAGTAAGTCGCGCTGATCGCTCCGTTCGTCGGGAATAGACAAGGCGCTCCATCTAATTCATACGTGTTTACGCCTTGCATCGAGCGTGTGAAGATCGGTTGACCTTCTCCATCGCGCACATTGCGTAGTTGCGCCTTGAAGCCAGTGTGACATATCGATCCAGTAACCATGAACCCGTCCGCTTCGACTAAAGCAAACAAGCCGTCGCCAGCCGCGGCTGCGCTCTCGCCTAAAATCGCCTCATATAAATCTGTGAAGCCCGCCAACGAAGCATCATGACTAGCCGCTGCGATCCCCGCAATCAGACCAGCCGCTCCCAGGTTGGTCGACCAACTGGCTGGGATGTTCGTCCCATATAGAACCGCCCCATCGACCGCAATTCCAAACGCCTCTTCCAACAATGGTCGTACCTGACCCCAAATGTCATAATCAGCGTCATCCAATACCGCCTCCGGTATCGGTACGATCACCGCTAATTCTTCCGCATTGATATATTTGTTTTCCCACGCTACCTCGCTTGTCTGCTTCAGCGAGGTATCCCCAGTCAAAAAATACGCTGTTGGCAGCGCGCTCACCACCGGCAGATTCCGTTGTGCTCTGCTCATCGTTGGCAATTGCTTTGCCAGTTGCATCACCGCCGAATTCTGCGGTATATGTGACAAAATCTCTTTCGACACCTCATCTGGTATCAAGGCATCTGCATCCGTTCTCGAAATTAAACTGTTGTATGGCATTTCAATCCTCCTTCAAATTTTTCTCATTCACCTTGCGAAGGTTGCTTTTCACCTTCGTAAGGTTTATCTCTTCATCTGCGTCCATCTGCGTCATCTGCGGATCCCCTCCTCATCTCCCCGCCTTCCTCCGGATATACTCATTCATCCCAGCTACCTTCGGATATCCTGCATCCCTCCCATCCCCAGCATTCATCGGCACCACGGGTCTCTCGAATAACTCCGGATAGGTCTCCTTCAACGTAGCAAAATCCACCACGCCGTTCTTATCGAACAAATCATCCTGAATCGCAGTGAAATAAGCCAGCTTCAAATTCCTGGCGCCAGACTTATGCGCCTCTTCATAGAAATTCGCCTTCCTGTCAATGGTCGCCATCTCGTCCGCCAATTGATTCAGTCTCTCCTGCGCCTCTGAGCCTTTCTCAGCCTCAGCCGCCATTTTGCGAATATCCTTCTCCAATGTCTTCCGGTTCTCACGCTCGCTCACTAATGCCCGCTTCAATCCCTGGGTGTGCGTCTCCAACATCCCTCGCACATCCTCCCCCTGCTCCTTCAGCCACGTCTCGTAATCCAATACTTCCTCGCCGCCCTCCACATTTTCTTCTAATTCTTCTTCGATCTGTGTTTCTTCTTGCTCAGCCATCTCGTCTCCTTTCGGCTTCTCGCCTATTCTTCGCCATTATCGAACTTTCGTAAATTGTCCAGCAGACTTTGCGCCAATTTCCCTTGTGCGTTCGCCTGCTGTTCAGCTATATCCATCTTCAACTGCTCGATCTCTTGCACATTCCATCCCATCCGCTTCGCCGCTGTAACCAACGGAACTCCCGCGCTCACCAACATCTGGATCGCCTGCGCCTCCGTGAACGGCTGCACGCTTTCAGGATCATCGAATATCGGCTTGATATCACGCTCCGCCACCTCCACCCCCTGACTCTTCATCATCAAGCTCGCTACATTCTGCCAGACCGGCATAAATCGATCGATCCGGTCCCTCGCCTTCTTGTTCAAAGGCGCTTCCATCGCTATCAATGCCTCGCCCGATAGATTGCTGCCAATCGAGAAGAAATAATGCTTCGGTGTCCTGGTGATCGAACTCACCGTCATACTCAAGTTATCGATCGCATCTAGATAATTCTTCAGCGGCGTGGCGTCGAATTGACCCGCCTGCGTCTGCTGGCTCATCCCGTCTCCCGCTGGCAAATCCCAGATTTCATTCGGCGCATTCTTCAATTTCCCCTGTATTTCCGAATTGCTTATAATGAATCGCTGCTTGAACGCTCCATACTCCGCCGCTACCATCATGTCAGCCAACAATTTGTTGATCCCGTTTTGCACCGGTATAACGCTTTTCAAGTCGCTCTTGATCTGGCGCTGTCCAGTCCGAAAATGGAACACCGGTATTTCTCCAAATGGGTTTGACCATGGTCTCCGCAGCGCCTGGAAGCTCTTCTCCGAAATCGTCGTCCGCTCCGCCTTGCCTGGCGTTATGTAATATTCAATTCGATCTTGATAATATAAATTCAAACGCGCCTTCTCATCAGTCTGGATCCACCACTTTGCCGCATATTCCATCTCATGCGGTCGCTCTGTCTCATAAAATACATGGCATAATCTTGGATCCGTATAGTAGGCTCGTGTGATCCCGTCCTCATTCTCCTGTACGATCACAAACGATTCGCCTGCGATAAATGCGCTCTCGTGCACATCGTCGCTTTCTAACTTCAACTGCGACAACTGCCAGATTTCGTCCCAAGCATTCTGCTTTCCCTTCGGCATCTGGATATATTCCAAATTCACGCGGTCTTTGATACTGTCGATCACCACCGCACACCAGTTCTCCGTAAATATCGCATCCAACCCCTTGAATAGCTCCTCCAGTCGACTAGTTGAATAAGTGACCGGCTGATCGCCATCATAGTAATTAAAATACCTGTCGTACAGATCCGCTTTCCCTTTTAATGCCTCTACCGCTCTTTTCAGATCATCTGCCATAATTTATCCCTGATAACTACACCTTAGTTTCCTTTTCCGTGTCTTTCCGTGGCTGTTCTTCCCATTCGCGTCCTTCGCGTAATTAGCGGTTAATTTTCTTCCCTTCCGTGGCTTCATCCCTGATAACTCCTCACTTCCTTCTTCGCCCTCCCCCTCAGCTTACTGTACCCATGCGCCGATGGGTCCACCTGGTCGTCGTTCTTCCCCTTCGGAAACGCCACATGCTCCTCGATATAAGCCGCATTCCAGCCCGCCCGCACCAGCCTCACCTGCCCGCCCTCCACCGCCGTTGACCATGGACCAGCGCGCACCTCCTTATCGCCGCTCATCGTCTCGAAATGCGCCGTGAAACCATGTTTCGCCAGCGTCCGGTTCGTCATCTGCGCCGCCGTTAATCCCGCGTCGCCCGGATCCTGCTGATGCCATATAATCGTCTGCGCTCCTCTTAGCCGTGCATCCATCTTCGCGCACTTCAAAATCTCCTCCTCGCGCTTCATTGGCGTGTATTGCCCCCGGCTCACATGCTCCACATACACCACCTCATCCATAGTCAGGCTCATCCGCACGCCCACCGCATAGTCGCCCCCCGTTCCACTCTTGGTGCCAGCCTTATCCCAGGCCCTCACCCGCATCACAATCTCCTCCGGCTTCGGCGGCGCTTCCACGATCGCAAAATTCTCCCGCTTGAACATGCTCCCCGAACGTAAATAAGGCGTCTGCTGATACAGCGCCGCGTAATCATACGGTCCTAAATTCGCCCGGATGCGCTCCAAATCTTCGATATTGTATTTCTCCTGCCATAGCGCCTCGCCTGGCTTTCTCATCAAGGGGTC